CCACGGCTTCCCCGGCGGTCTCTCCAGACTTCACAGGATCGCTCGCCTTGGGCGCTTCCTTGCCCTTGGGCTCGCTGGTCTTGGCAGCGGCGGCGCGGGCCTCCAGCGCAACCCTAGCGCGCTCCATGGCGCTACCGATGGACTTCGCGCGGAGAGGCGGCGGGTTCTCGCCCACGGTCCTACCGTTTTGCACGGCGACAGTGGTTTCGACTGCGGCCGGGCTCGTCTCGATCACGGGTGCCGCTTGTACTTGGGCGGCTGCGGGCTGTGCTTGGTCAGACATCGGTTGTCCTTTCGAGTCTCTGCTTTCCTGTCACGGGGTCGGTTTTTATGACGATGTGGGTATGTGCGAAGCGTTTGCCCAGGTGATCGGCCTGCTCGCCAAACGTCGTGGAATGGTTCGCGCGGTACTCCGGCGTAGCCGGACGAGAGGTGATGTCAGTGGACGGTCGGCCACGTCTAGGCATAGAACCCTCCAAGGTAACAGAACACGAACGCAAACCCGCGTTCGTCAAACAACGACGTGAAGGTGACGCTATCCACGGCTGGCCTCCATTCCACACATGACCATCGCGGCGCGGATGTTCTCGCGCGCTTCGTCGGTCATGCGCGACGATCCAAGGTGGTCCCGTATGGCCCCCTGCCAGTTGCGAAGCGTCCCGTTCCACACCATAGGCGAAGCCCAACGGAACGAACCAGGTCGGGGAAGCGGTCGCACGTTCACGCGCCATTCACCGGGCATCATTGCGGCATCCCTCCCGGCGGCATCATCGGGACCGGCATGTTGGGCACAGCGGGAGGCGCCAGCGGCGACTGCTCAAGGGGCGCGGGCGCGGGTGGTGGAACAGCTGCAGGCGGTAGCTTGATAGGCGACGCTGTCCCACTGATTCGCTGCTCTAGCATATCAGACTCGCTCATGAGCCGACGAACCATGTCCATGTTCCGCTCGGGCACGCCGTCAAGCTGCAAGGCGTGGAAGTACGCGCGGCAAGCCATGGTCTTGAGCAGCTTCAAGCCGCTGACCGACTGGTAGGGCTCGGGGGCCAGATACTTGCCCTCATATAGGGCCAGGTCGACTTGCATCTCGACCAGCTCACGGTTGGCCGTTTCCATCGTGACGACCTTCTCCAGGTCGGGGAAGTTGAGCAGCTTCAGCGCCAGGCCGCCCTGGACTTCCTCGGGAGGCAGCAGGCCGCCCTTGATCATGTCCGCGATAGTCTGAATCTTGCCGGGCGTGGAACTCGGGAGCGCGCTCACCGGATTACTGTTGATGCGGATGTCCGCGTTGTCGCCGGCAATGTCCTTGAAGTCGATCTTCTCGAAGGAACCAGCACCGAGCGCACGCGCAGAGAACCCGGGCACCTTATCGGCGATCTTCTCACCTAGGTACATAATCAGGTCTCCCATCTCCTCGGTCTGCCGTTCCAGACGCTGTCCCTTGGTGACCTGCCTGGTGTTTGCCGTGTCGTTGTACTCTCGAATGGCCACGCCGGCCTCTACACCAGCGGGCTTCTCGCCCTGGGTCTGAAAGGCGTTGAAGCCGATGTCCGCCATGGCGTTTGTCAGTAGCCAGTCCAGGTAGTTGTAGAACTCGGGAGGGAACGCGCTGGCCGTGTTGAAGACAGGCGGAGTTCCCTGGTAGTGGCCAATCCCGCCGATCTTGTTTGTGATCTCGTCCTCGACGACATCCGAGCCCTTCTCAATCCAGACGCGCGGGACAATCGTGAGCGAGTGCCCACGGGAAATCTTCTGCATGTACTGCCCGATCTCCAGGTGGTAGCCGATAAGCATGTCGACGGCGGGCTTGCACTGGAAACTCGTGTCGGCGTCGTCCCAACAGAAGCGGGCATAGGGAAATCCGTCGTGCGTCCACTCGCGATCATCTTCGAGCACGCAGTTGCGTAGGAGCACCATCTTGCGGCCTGGGTGGTCAGGCCCGGTCCCGAGGTGGGTGATGGTCAGCACGTCGATCATGTCGGCCAGGGTGCAGCTCGCGTAGACGTTGCGATTCACGCGGCTGATAGGCTTTTCCGAAGCCTTGACCGCCATGATCTCTTTCTTGTAGTCCGGATACCTGGAGATTATCTCATCGCGGCTCTTGGCCTCACGGTCGGCCATGGTGCGCGGGTGCGGTCCTTCGCCGTCGTTCCATACGAGGTTGGAGCCGTGAACGCGGTCACAACGGATGCGCTCATTCTCCCAGTCAATCCAGGGCTTCACCCAACCACCGGCCCGGGTCAAGCCACCGTCGACGAACGAACGAAGCTGCGCGAAGTGGTAGCGCATCTCGCGCAAGGTTCCGTTGATGAACTTCGTCCGCTGGCGCGCTTTCTTCTGCAATCGCCACGAGCCGCCGTCGGTCACGCAGCGGATTTCGATCACGTTCTTGGCGATGAAGCTGGCCGCCGTGTCCATGCATCGTCGAATCAGGTTTGCCTTGACCCGCGTGCGGGAGTCGATGCTCTTTGAAGAGACGTAGAGCAACGGTGAGTTTGGTACCACACTGCCAAGCCAGGTCGGCGGGTCGCCGTCGTATAGACCAACGCACAAAGCGTCTCGCATGTTGCGGGGGCCGCAGTAGGCCGAGACGGTCTGATACCAGCTCCACGCCATGTCGCGTGCGTCTCGCTCGTCTTTCTTGTCCCACCAACGCCCGCCGATGGCCGTGACGTCTGTGTTCGCGTGGCTGCCGTCCATCCGGTACGGGAGGCGCAGAGTCTGACGGCCTGGGAACTTCCTACGATACATCGGCGAGCACCTCTACCGCCGCAGCGGCATCAACGCCGAGGTTCTTCAAAGCGGTCTGCGCCGGCTTCGACGCTAGCATCTGCTCTTGCAGACTCGGGGGCTCGCGCTCGGGCTTCGCCTTCGACGCTGGGGCCACCGTCGGCCCGCCTAGCTTCACGCTCACCCCACGCTTGACGTCGGAAAACTCAGAAACGCCCGCAGCCCGTAGGACCGCGAGTAACGACTTGAGTTCATCCGTGCGCATCTAGCGTTCACGGTGGCACATATGGCGGAGTAGTGCAATAACATTATGTGACCATGCATGACGATATGTGACCATATCGTCCAAGTATGCGTAATTACTCATATCCAAGCGCGGCGGCTTCAGGGTCCATGTACTGCTCGCGCCGCTGCTGCTCCAACACGTCCTGGATATGCTCGCTCGGTGGTTCGTATCCTGGTGGGCGCGCGGGCTCATCCTTCTCCCAGAACGCCTTGCACTCACGCCACCCGTAGAGCACGCCGTCGGTGGCGTTGCCGTGAAATCCGCCCTTGCTGGCCGGCAGCTCTTGCAGCTTCCCGCCGTTGGCCAGGGCCGCGAAGTCTTTGTGAACCAGCTCGCATTCCTGCGCAAACACGCTATCAGCTCGGGCGAAAAACTCGCCCTTGCGCATGGCCGTGTTGAACAGCTCGATAAATGCACCCTTGTGGGTCTTCTCGGCTGCCTTCACGGGCAAGCCATGCCGGCGCCGAATCTCCTCGGCGATGAGCTTGCCGAGCGCGCCCTGGTCGATGACCATCGAGATCGGCTTGTACTTGGCCGCCAGCTTATGCGCCTCTGCCGCCGCGTCGGTGATGTCTGCCTTGTCGTCGCCGGCCTTGTTCCCTGCCCACTCCTCACGCAAGTACACCTCACGTGTTCCCTTGCGCCACCCAAGGATCGCAATGTACATGGTCGCGCCCTCGTTAGCCTTCTCCTCGTCGCCGCCTATGCCCAAGTCCCAGCACAGGACGTTCGCCCACTCGCCTTCGGGCAGCGTCTCGTATGCATTCTTGTCCTTGTGAAACTGGAACAACAGAGCGTCGCGGTCCTCGATGTCCTCGTCGAGGATCTCCCGCCGATATGTCTTATTGTCCTCGGCCCACCCGTTGTCCTTGCGGAACTCGGCTAGCACTTCCTCGATGCTACGGCCAGACAGAACGGCGGGGAGCTTCTCGTTTTCCAGCACCGTCCATGAGTGCAGCTCTTTGCCTTCTGCCAGGTCGCCAGAGAAGCACCGCCAGAAGTAGCCCTTACGCAGGGCCGGGCGCGTGCCCACGAGCCACAGTGTACCACCCACGTCAAGCAGCGTGGGCATGATGGCATCGGTAACCAGCGACTCGATTACGTTGTCGGGGAACGACTGCATCTCGTCGATAACAACGAGCTTGTATTTCTTCCCTCGGTACTTGGACACCTCGCGCTTGGTGTGCGCGCCGCGAAGCTGAATCTTGATGCCCTTGGGGCTGACTAGGTCGAGCGCGCCCTCCTTGATCGTGAACCCGAGCTTGAACTCTTCGTTCAGGCGCAGCAGCTCGTCCCATATGATTTCCTTGGCGTTGCCTCGGGTCAGGGTGACGTACAGAACGGGCAACGGCACGGAATCGTCAAGCGCGGCCTCCAGTAGCGCGAGAGTCACGCCGCTTGTCTTGCCCGACCTGCGCCCGCACCGCAGAACCTTACGCCGATGCTTCGAGCCTATCGCCCGCCGTTGCGGTCCAAACGAGCAAGCGTCAGCGCTGAACTCTGCCGCTCTTTTGGACTGGGCGAGCTGGCGGAGGGCTATCGCTAGGGGCAGGTTGCTGATGCTCATGTTGCTCCTCGAATCGGCCAGCCCCGCAAATGGTAGAGCCCGACGGAGGCACGATGGCGATCCACTCGGTGTCTCGCTGGACGAGCACGTGACCCGTGGTCGAGTCGTAGAACGTCGATTCGATAGAACCGTTGATCGACGTGCGCGGGTCGTCCCGTGGGTTGAACGTGACGGGTCGGCCGAACCTAACCATGGTGCAACGTCGGATCATGCGTACTCCTTGATGATGCGCGGGT